TCCTTTATTTTGTTTTTCGTACATTGCATCATATTCTTCGCAGGTTAAATTAAAATTTGCTTTTAATCTACGTTTTTTATTATATAAATGCCTTTTTTCTGGATTATTTTTAGTCCATTCTTTTTCGTATTTTCGTCTACATTCTAAATTAGAACAGCATCCACTAATAGAATATCTCTGAAATTCACCACATCTTTTACAAGGCTTTTGTGAAATATAATGAGTTTTTCCATTTTCTTTTGCTATTTTTTGTGCATTATTTTTAGGCATTAATCACACGATAATCATACGAATTATTTATTCTATCAATACCTTATCTTACTATGAACTCCATCTTTTATTGAGTTATAATCAGAATAGTTCCCACCATCAATAGTATTATCGTCCGTGAATACTTCATCAAAACCAGTTTTTTCTAAAATTTTATTTTTAATTTCCAATTGTCTTTTTTCCTTCTGTATTCTTCTCAAAAATGCGTAATGAATAATTTGAGTAAAATAGGCAAAAGGATTTGACGATTTATTTGGGTCAAAATTACCAATGTACTGAACACAATTTTCAATTCCATCACAAATCATATCATCCTTAAACATATAGTTAACAAAATTTGGTTTAAAGGATAAATGTGTAGCAATCTTTAAAAAGCATTCTCCAAGATAATTAGTAATTCTTGGTTTTGGTTCGCCTCGTATTGCCGCAATCTCAACTATCTCTTTGTAAGCAATTAAAGCAGCAAGGAATTCTTTGTTATTAACGTAATGCTCGGATTTTTTTCTTCTTGCCATGACTGTCGTTGTAATCATTATTTTATCTAATCTAATATGTGGACATTATAACAATTAAACAAATAGTTGACAAGCTTTCGAAATCTTTGTAAAATACCTTTGTTGAGGTTAAAGATCAAGCGCTTAGCTAATTTTAAAAAGTTTTTCTAATGATTTTTTTGCTTCGTCAACATTGGCCAGGTATCCCATTTTTCTATCTAATTTTATCTTATTTGATTTTGTTTTTTCAATTTTTTTAATATAATTATCATATATTGTAATCATCTCAATATCAATCGATTCTGACATTGTTAAAATATTTTCAACATCAATAATGAATAAATCTTCTGTACTTGTTTTTAACCATCGTTCAACTTTATATCCAGTAACTCCGTATTTAGTTTGAATTTCAGAAATCATTATTGGATTTGAAAGTATTAATAAAGTTTTTGTTTCCTCTTCACTCACAGAAACTTTAGAAAATATTTCTTCACCAGTTTTTAGTTTAATTGTGGCATAAAAATCTTCTTCTATCATTTTTCTAACTTAACTGTTATGAATTCGTAATTGAAATTTTCTTCGTTATAAATTTTAATTCTTTCTATTAAATGATTTAAAGTATAATTTTTTTTCAATTTATATGTAATATCATCAGCTATATCGTAAAGAATTGCTCCCGTTTTGTTTTTTCCTTTACGCAATACTCTCCCGATTGATTGAAGATTTCGGATTCTTGATTTACTAGGTGAAGCAAAAATAACATTATGTAAATTTTTAATATTAATTCCTGTACTGAAAGTTCCGTAAGATGCCACGATAATTGCATTTTGTTCTCGTTCAGTAATTTCCCTAACTAACTCTCGTTCTTCAGCACCTACACCACCATGAATAAAGAATATTTTTCTTTGTCCATTCACTTGATTATTTATCATTTCATACAAATTTACACCATGAGTTTCTACTCTACTATAAAGTATTAGAGTATTTCCTTTCAAATCCAAAGCAAGATTTTTAATAAATTTATTTCTTTTTTCATGCTGAATTAAATATTGAATTTCATCTTCATAAGTTTCAAATTTTTTGTCCTTGTGCTTTAATAAAATAACTTTTATATTAAGTTTGGAAAGATGTCCCTTTTCCATTAATTCAGAAGTTCTTGTAATTTTGTAAGATGGTCCAAATAAACCTTCAAGGACCCATTTGTGAGTTTGTGTTCCGTCCAGAGTTCCAGTAAATCCAAATCTATACTTAGCATTATGAAGTTTAGTCATAATTGAAATGAGTGATTTTGATTTGAACAAATGAGCTTCGTCGCCAATTACAACTTCATAACCTTCAAAGAAAGATTTTTCTAATTTGTAAATGGATTGCCAGGTTGTAATTGTTACTGGATGTATATTTGATTTTTCTCTTCCAGAATAAATTTTATGGCAATAATTTTCTACATTCCACCCATAGTCTTCAAAATCTTTATACATTTGTTCAACAAGAGATGTCGTTGGAACAATTAAAAGAATTTTTTTTTGCTTATCTGTATAGTAACGAACAAGTGCATATATCATCAAACTTTTACCAGAGCCTGTTGGGCTAATTAAAAGTTTTCTATTATGTTTAAGTGCATCATAGACTCCTTCAATTTGATAATCTCTTGGAGATAAATTTGAAATTGAATTAATATAATCTTTTGTTCCTTCATAAGAAATAAATTCATTTACCTCAAAAGGTAATCCATAAAATTTATTATCTTCAAATTCGTAGGTATACTCATATTGTTTTGCAAGAGAAATCACTTTGTCGAGGAGACCCACATAAATCTCCCCCGTATGTGTAGATAAAAGTCTTATTTCTCCATTCCAATACTTACCTCTGTACTGTGGCATGAATTTTGCACCAGGAACTTCAAATGTAAAATGTGGTGCAAATTCATATAAAATATGAGGTTCGCAAACTAGCTTAATATAAATTTCATTCTTTTTGGCAATTTTTATATCAACCATAACCACTTACAAATTTTCTATACTCAATGGCATTTTTAATTTGAAAGGTTCTGTTTTGAACCACTTTTAAAATGCTTTCCAAGTAATTTATAAGAGTTTCATAATACTCAATTTTAATCGCAGCTTTAGATAAATCTTGATCGGAGTCTAAGTATTTTTGAAGCGTTTCTTTATCTCTAATTTTTTTGGGAAAAGGATTTTCTACATAAACTTCAGGATCTGATTTTCCTGAATAATATTCGTATCTTTCATGTAAAAGATTTTTCCACTTTTGTTCTGCATTCTTTTTAAGAAGATTGTTAGTATTATAAAGTTCAAAATATTTTGCATGAAGTTGTGGTATTTTTAAAGACTCTTCATCCAATTTATCTGAATCAATTATCGAATCTTTCTGCCACATTTCTTGAATCAATTCCAAATTCATACACGATCACCAAACATATCCTCTATATCAAATATAGTATACTTGAAAGTGACCTCTGCTGTAAAGTAATTAATATCTGTTTGAGTTGCGTCAAATATCAGAGTTGATAAATTTATCGGAAACATATTGTAAAATTTTACATTAAATCTTGGTAATTGATTACTATTTAAAATTTGTAAAGTTCCATCAGAATAATATTGAATATCACTATTTTTTACGGTATTTGGATTGTATTCTGCTTTTTCTTTTAAATTATAAATTTCTTGAAGACTTTCTGGATATCCTAATCCTCTCATCCAATTATGAATTTCTAAATAATTTTCCATATTCTCATCGACAAGAAATCTTAAAGTGAAATTTTCATAATCAATTTTATCACCAGGAATATCAATATTCTTTAAGTATGTTGGTTGAGTGGCAGTTCCCATCGTAATGGATGGTAAATTTGCTTCATTAGACATGAAATCAACTTTTGGGTAATTTGCCAAAATAAATTTAAATCCTACTGGGGATAAAAAATTTCTATTTTCTAATTGTCTACCGAATACTTTATTAGTTGTTGCCATTTTTTTAAATATTTAGATAAAAAAAGGGGCCCTTTTGGACCCCTTGAGAACTATGTGAAATGGATCACATTAAATTTGCAACAGAAACTCTTCTGTAGTAACGGTTGCTATTGACATCAAGACCAGGTGAGGTAAGGGTGCTGGTTCCTTGTGAGAATGGGTTAGCAACAATACCATAACGGGTCTTAAATCCGATTTTGGGTTGGAAGCTATTCTCACCAACCGCACGTACCATCTGGAGAGGTACATATGGGCAGTAGAAGAGACCAGCATCATAAGGTGAGGTTCCCTTATAACCAACAACATAGTACTGGTTACCTGGAGTTGCGTTAGCAGAAGTCAGGTTAGCAGCATATGGGTCGATGTAGACACGGAACTTACCGAGGAGAGTACCAGCAAATGTGTTGCCAGTATCATCAACACTCAGATTTGAGTTCAGTGCAGGAGTGTAATCGAGAACACCAGCCATGGTCAGTGCTGAAGCAACGTCAGCAGAGCACATGATGATGTTGCCCTTTCCACGACGAGTTCTCTGAGCAATTGCGTTCGCATCTCTTTCGATTTGGAACAGCAGACCCTTGAACTTCTCAACTGACCAACGACCGTTGGAGTCAACGTCGAGGTCGAAGATACCAGCAGTTGCGGTATTCTGAACAGCACCAGTTTCAGCAGTCTTGTAGATGGTGCGAATGATTTCACGGTTGATCTCAGCAAGAATCTCTGTTGAGAGGATGTTTGCGAGTTCCGCTTCAGCATTCAGACCATGGATTGCCTTGAGGTCTTGTGCGAGTTCTAATGAGTACTCAGCTTTTAGTGCTCTGGACTTTGCAGTAACAGTGATTTTCTCAATTGAGAAAGCCATCTGGTTGAACTCACTGCCGCTGCCATCACCAAGAGCTTCTGATTCATCGGTACGCATACCCTGACCTACGTTGTAAGCCAGTTGAGTTGCGGTTGTTGATGGGTTTAGAGCACCTGGGTTGGTTCCTGCTTGTGCAGTAGTGCCCATACCAACAGTACCATCTGTCCATGCAGAGGTATTGTTGAAGTCATCGTCTTGGCCGGAGAATGCAGAATCTACTTCATTGAAGAAGGTTTCTGGACCGCCTTGAGTTCTATACCTAGAACGCATTGCAAAAATTAGTCCAGTAGGACCACTCATTGGTTGAACACCAGCCAGGTCATATGCGACCAGGTTAGGCATTGAACGACGAATGAGTGAAATCAGAACGGGGTCAAAACCAGCAACGGTTTGTCCACCACCTGATTGGTAACCAGATGAACCAACGGCATTGGTTGGAGCTTCGGTTAGGAATGAACCAGACTGCTCAAATGCAGACTGTTCACGGAGGAATTTTTCTTGGTTTTCTAACAGAACTGCGGTTACTGCTCTTCTGTGCGAATCTTTGATTGGATCAAGACCCTCATAATTGAGAAGAGGTGCCCACTTGTCCTGCAGATGTTCTGAATGAAACATTTGCTTTACCTTTTTAAGTGTGGTTTTGGTTTGAATTGTATTAAATTCAATTATTTGCTAATAGCAGACATCATTTTCAGATATGCGCTCATAGTTCCAGAAATTTGCTCTGGTGAGCTGTCAACTTGTTCCGATAATGATTCCAATTTAGCTTTTGGAGCAACAGCTCTTGAGGGAAAATATGCTTCCTTCAAAGTCTCCAGTTTTTCACGATATTCTTCTTCACTTTCAAACTCAACACTTTCGGCAAGTGAAGCGAGCTTCTCTTTCTGAGTGGCAGCAAGGCCATCAGAAACTTGTTCAAAGATTCCGTCTGCAACCGCCTCTGAAAGACGCTTGTTTAGGGAAACATTTTTCTCAATTTGCTCGTTGAGTTTTTCTCCATGTCATCAAGTTTTTCTACCATGCTTTCAAGCACATCATATTTATCTTCAGGAATTGATACATAATGTTCTTCAAAAAGTCCTTTCAGACCGGTCATGAAGGATTCGGTTAACTCCTCCTTTAGACCCTTTTCAACTGTGAGTTGATTTTGTGCAAACCATTCATCAGCAACATACTCAAGATATGCATCAACTCTTTCACAAAGTTCCAATTTAATTTCAGAAACTTCTTCAGCAAAAGCATTTACATACTTCTCCTCAAGATTTTCTTTAATTTGAGCAACTTTTGAAACAAGAGCTGCTTCAAAAATTGTACGTGCTTTCTCTTGAAATTCTTCGGAAAGATTTTCTCCAGCAAGAAGTGCATTTACATCTTCTTCAATATCATAATCTTCTTCATCATCACTTTCTTCTTCTTCATCATCTTCGAGTTCTTCATCTTCAGATTCGGCGATTGCCTCATCATCTTCGAGTTCTTCATCTTCATCAATGAGGTCTTCATCATCTAAGTCTTCTTCTTCTTTCATTGACTTCATTGCTTCAGCAGGTTTTGCATTTTTTGTGATTGCATCCTTTACCTGCTTTAATGTTCCCTCTGGTGTTTTCAGCTTTGCTGAGTCATCATCTGAACGATAATTGGTGGGATCAGGACCTCCAAGATCTTCCCATCCTGCTGTTTGTCCGGGAGGAATGTTTCCGGACAAATGTGGCATTGCATCCGCTGGCTTAGCATTAGCATTGACAGCGGTTTTGGATTGCTTTGTGCCTACTTCCATTTCTTGTAAATCTCCACGAGACATTTGAACTCTCCGATTAACCTTTGTAATTTAATCTATATTTATTTATAATTTATAAATTTGCAATAAAATGATTGAAAAGACTAAGTTTATAGTCTTCAAGAATTTTTTGGTCTACAAGATTGTTGATTTTTTTATAAATTTTTTTTGCTTGCTGCTCTTTTAATATTCCACCGTCCCATATCCATTCCTTACCTTCCATAATTCCTCTAACAAATGCATCGGGAGCAGAAGGATCAGCAACAATATCCGCAGCCGTTGCAAGCATAAAGTCTTCACCAACTTCTTTGTATCCTTTGGTGTTTTCTCTGAGTGAACCAATACCACGAGAGGAAACACCAAGAGTTACTCCATCTTTCAGGAGTGACTCTGCAATCTTACCCATTGGAGTGGAAAGAATTTGTGCTTTACCAATAAAATTATTTCCTTCTTGGGCAAGTGAAACAATCTTATGAGAAACTCTGTCAAGATTTACAGTAGGTCCATCAGGATGTCCAAGTTCTCCTAATGCTCTA